TCGAATGACGGCGGTGGTGGAGCAGCTCCAGGTAATATAACAATAATTGATATATCAGGTGGTCAGGTACCTGGGTATGGGCATATGTAAATGAATATATCAGTCACAGAAAGAGCAAAGACATATCTCAAGAATGCAGGTAAACCAAACGTTTCTCTCAAAGTTAAAGGCGGAGGATGTTCTGGGTTTCAATATGAGTGGGGTATCACAGATGCTGAACCTACTGTAGAGAACCTATGGTTAGACCCGATGGCAGAGATGTTTGTATTTGGCTGCACAGTAGATTATGTAGAAGAATTAGGAGGTTCGTACCTCAAAGTAATTAACCCTAATGCAACTGCACAGTGTGGTTGCGGAGAAAGTTTCGGAGTATAAAATGACAAAATGGATTATAATTGGAATTGGTTTAGTAGCATTTATTGCACTCATGATTTGGGGTGTTGATGGCGCAATGTGTAAAGAAGCGATGTGCTAAATGTCAAAGTTAACACCTCAGCAAAGGGCGACTATGGCCTGGCGGTGGGCCGCATTGAGTTTGTACTTATTGATTTGCTTTTATGACTTTTTGTTCGTCCCGGTCTGGTACGGGCTTAATAGACCAGCTATCGAAGAATTTATGTTGATTATTAATGCTACAACAGAACCAATGGTTCAAATGGAATTAATGAAAAAGCTAACAGGACAGCATAATCCCTTTACACTTATGGGCGGTGGTTTGTTTCACCTTGCCTTTGGCGCTATACTTACCGGGTCTGCTGTAGGCATGGGTAATAAAGAATAAAAAAAGGGAGCGTTACACACACTCCCCTTTCTCAACAATGAAACGATGTATTATTAGCTAGCCGCTAGTTTAGCAAAATAGCTCATAGTATCTTCTTCCTCAGCTTCTTTAGCTGGTGTAGCAACAACCTCTTCAATAGACTGAGCAGGCATTTCACGCATAGTAGGTGCAGGTGCTTCTGCGATTGGATCACGAGTATCCGTTGATGCTTGTGTACCAAGTACATCATGCATCTTACGTTCAAGATCAGCATAGCTCTTATAGAACTGTGCATCAGTGAACTCTTCAAGTGGATGCATGGAATTATACACACCCTCAAGCCTTGTATCATCACCATCTAGGAATGCAGATGGAGCGTCAAACTCAGACTTATCATAGTTAATCCAACCTTCAACCTTACGAATCTTAATCTTAAAGTTGGCACCTTCCCACATATCGAAACAATTCATTGGTTTCTCATCTTGGTAGGTAGGGTTCATAACATCCATAATCTTATCAAAGATCTTTTTGCCATACACATACATGAAGACTTTGCCTTCATTCTCAGGATTAGCGGGATCTGATATAACTTGAATGTTTGATACGTAGTGTAGACGACGCTTTTGATCACGTGCTTGTTTACGTGTATCAGACCTATCATCGTCTGACATATTCCATAGCTTACTGTTAAGCTGACCGACTGGATCGTCTTGACCAATCGATGTAAGTGATCGTTCAATATACCACTTACCAGTTGGACCTTTAAATCCATGATCCCAATAACGGACCCATGGAAGGTCTGCCCCTTCAGCGGCAGGTAGGAATCGAATGACAGCATAACCATTACCAGCTTTATCAATAGCCGGTTTCCATATGCGTTCATCTTTCCAGGATTTTTTAGTTTCACCACCACCAGCTGATTCAGCCGCATTTTTGAGTTGATCAATAGTGGTACGGTTACGTTTTAGATTTGCAAAAGACATATTATGTTTCCTTATATTTGCATTGTATTACATTTTATTATACGATATATATGTACTATTGTACACACTTATTTATACTCAATCGAAAAATAATTCATTCGTTCGAGGTATTAAATTGAGGCGCATCGCTTCACCCTCAATCTTTTCTTGGATTGGACCTGACACAAACTTACGTACATCCTGTGGATCAATGCCGTGATCTTCACATATTTTTAGCACTGCATCCATATACGCCATCTTATGTTCCAAGACGGTCTTCTCTACTAACTTCGAGAACTCAGACTTCGTTAAAAACTTATCACTCATTATGTATCCATTACTCTTAACAGAATAACATCTTGGTTAATCCGTCCGGTTGGTTTGGTAGTCTTTGTAGTTAAAGTAGACCAATACTTATCAATCTGTTTAATTGTTTTAGATTGAAATACAGGTAACATCTCACTTGGCTTACGCAAAGTAGTTTGTCTTGAATGAATTGTATCAATATTCTTAATAGTGCTACCTGACACTTCAAATCCTTTACCAGATTGAGTGCTGATTTCCATTAATACTTTATAACGTGTATTAAAAGCAAAGAGTCTACGTGATCCTACAATCATCATAGGGTTAATAGAAGTCAGCTTAAACTCCTTCGACTCTTTCAAATACTTAAGCTTTGCGATCTGACGATCTGCAGTTTTAACACGAGGCTTACTTGTCTTACGTAAAGCCTTCTTACCCATAATATAACGTTCAGCATCTGCTACAAACCCATTCATAAAGCTTAGCATCTTCTTACGTTCTGGTTGTGATAGATGACTATATGCGTCAACTAAGTCAGGTGTCTTTAACTCAACCAACTCTTGTAATTCATCACGTAACGGTTTGTAATAATTAAGAACCGCTCTTGCTGTAACGTTACTAAGATCTTTCACTTTCATTTCATTATAAAGATTGTATTCTGTATTATCATTCCATTCATCAACAACGCCATCAAGGCTAGCAATGAAGTCAGATGTAATCTCTCGAATACGATCTGCGATTGTACGTACAGGAGTTGAAGAGACAACCTTTGTGGACATCTCTTCTGTTTTACGCATTGCTACATCACGTAGCTCATCAATATATCGAGACACACCTTTCTCATGATTCCATTTAGAAGGAAATTCACCTTCACGATCGTTCCATGCAATAGATGCAGCTATGCCATGAGGCATAGTAAACATATATTCAGGTGCTGATAATAATAGCTTAGCTTCAGAAGAATGATTGGTTCGAATATAGCTACGCAATACACTTGCTACATCTTTACGATCCATCTCCATACGGAAATAGTCACGAAAGAACCACCAATTCTTTGTAGGCGCAGCTGCAATACCTGACCTACGAGAGGCTGGTACTTTTCTGACTTTCTTACGGGTAAGTTTTTTAACCATGTTTTCACTCCAACATTATATATTATATTATACCACGTTTTGTGTCAAATGTAAATAGTTATTTTTCAAATTGTTCCATAACGATTTCATCGTCTTCATTAATGTGTGATCTAACATATCCATTTATTGTTAAATACTTAATAGTGCCTTCAACGATTTCATTACGTCTCCTTGCTTTAAAAGTATAACCCATACCATAACCGCATATACTAGCGGCAATGAATATAAACCATGGTAATTCTATCATTAACCATCTCCTTTATACTATTTATCATCATCCTGTTCATAAATAAACATTGGACCTGGCTTATCCTCTTTTTTACGAAACCACGTGTTCCATTTGAGGATAAGCAGATACTTCAGATATACTAAAGAATTCATGTAAAAGAAACAACACTATCCACTCGGAATGATCGCCAACCTTCAGCGTTCACATCCCATACTGGAATAACCTCGTCACTAATAGCACGGATTTTCTTCTGACTCATTGGGTCAGCCTTTGTCGCTGACGGAATCATGTCTTCCTTCAACGTACATGTCATATCGCGAAGATCGCCATTGACTTTCTTAAACTTAACTTGGCACTCACGGCTTGTGAGTTCCTTCATCATATCTACTTTGGACATTTTTTCTCCTTCATCCATTGGTTTCATCAATCAATTTATGTGCCCGTCGAAGATCTTCAACAACGGTTCTATTTACTTGGTTTGTGAGTCTATCAAGTTCACCTTTCACTTCACTAATCTTATCATTGAGAGCGTGAATTTTCATTTCGAGATGAGCAACATCAGTCATTAATAGTCACCCCAATCATTATCTAACTTAGTTGTGTGGTAGTGAACTTCGCCATAATACTGTTTAGCAAATTTAGATGCATCAGTCCAATGTAACTCAGACTCTCCATCATGCTTCTCAGTAAGATTTTGGGTAGGCTTCTTCATAGTAACGCCACTGTTATCATCGACCCAACCAACAACACGTGCTGATTTGGCTTTGATAGCAGCAACTCTAGCTTTCTTAGCGATAGCCTTTGCAGCTATTGCTTTAATCATCTCAAGCCTCTCGGCCATTATATTTTCATTTAACATATACGTCTCCACTGTTATTTAATTTCATTATGTATTAGTTTAATAAGAATGTAAACAGCTAAATTCATTTTGTTTCTGACTGTGACTTATTCGACACATAGTCAACTGTAAATACACCTTCTTTGGTTCTCATTGCAATCAATATAAGATTAAGCATTTTATGAGACATAACAATTAAGTCCATATTATTCTCCATCTCATTATATTGTCTTATGAAACATCCAGCATCATCAATCACTAACTCTAAGTCTTCGAATCCACCGTCTGGATCAAGGATTGTAGTGATTGTATGATCGTATTCAAATTCATTTGTAAACATTACCACTCACGCTTAACGCCACCGTGAAAGATCGCAAGTCCTTCACGTGCGATATCCACAGCCTCTGACCACCCTTCAGGGAAGTTACTATAGTCATACTCTATTTTATCTGCAATCTTTTCGGCAGATGCTTCAGTACAACTACAGTGCATCATGATATTTTCAACAACAACCCTCACGAGTTTTTCCAGACGTCATAAACATTTGCATCTATACGTTCAACATTCTTGTCTAAGTCTTCAATCACATTTAGAATTTCTTCCATAAAGGATTCAGGCAAAGCACCATCACGTTTACGTATTGTTCTTCTAATCATACTACTCAATTTATTTCTCATTGTCATTGCATCTTGCAAGTCATTTACTATAAGCATAATATCTCCTTGTATGTTATATAATCATTATAACATAAAAAAAAGGGGATGTAAACCCCCTTAACTCATTTATTTCATTTAGTTTGAAAGTGTGTTAATTATGCAACTAACACTCCACCTTTATAACGATACTTTTTCATTAAGATTTGATAAGCCTCAGAAACAGTGTGAAGGTTTAACACAATTGGATTTTTAGTAGTTTTACGATTTGCAATCAAAACTTGAGATACAAACTTTTTCATCATGTTTGAATCTTTAGATTGTACGTTATGTTTTTTGAAACTCCAATTCATTGATTGACCTATATCACAAGTATCATCAACAATCATAATTTGTTTGTTAAGTTGCTTTTGCATCCACTTGTGATCATCCCACTCACCTACAGTAGTTGAGATCCACAATTCAAGATCTTGTTCTAAACCTTCAGGAAACCATTCACTTTGAATTTTAGGAAGAGTTTTACAATACTCATCCATTTCTTTTTCAACTGAAAAGTTAAACTCATAACGGTGACATCCACCTTTACCTGAGTTTTCAACTCTTCCAACTTTAACGCCATCTTTATAAAGATTACCTTCAAAACAAATAGTCTCTTCAGACATGCTGTCATATACTTTTACGTTTTTCATTTCAAGTTTCATAATATAGTCTCCATAGTTTCACTGTCTTACATATATAATATAGACCATATTGAGGGCAATGTAAACACTTATTTTCATTTTATTTCATTTAGTTTGAAGACGTGTTGTTTATAACACACTTGCCATTGTCTTCTTTTCATAACCAAATTGTTCAAAGTCTTCTGCAAATATATCAGTTATAAGATCATATGTTTCTTCTGTATAGTGTGACATATAATTGTATGTTGGTAATGAATTTACATTCGCTTTAAGTTTAACATTTATCTTATGTTCAAGGGATTCGAGTCCATCTTCTACCTTATAAACTGTTTCAACCATTTCACCACTGAGTCCTGTAAGATATTCACATTGAGTTGTTCTCATATTGTATCTTATATTTGGTGCTATATTAGCAAAGTCAACATCCCAAAAGTTTTGAAATGATGTACCTTTCAAATGTGCAGAATATATCTTGTGATGAGATGTACAATACAACCATAGACTAATAGCTCTTTTATAAGGATCTCGTACAATACTAAAAACTGTTTTATCAGCAAGATCAACGTTACGTTGCCAGTAGTGATATGGTTGATGTTGTTCTATCTCTCCTCGTACACCAGTGGTACATTCTGTTTGCGCCTCTGGAATTGCATGTTTTAATGCCATGCCAGCTGTTCTTGGAATATGGATAAACGCCCATTCATTCGTGTATATCATTTTAATTTAGTTCCTGGATCATTTAATTTAAGGGAAGTTCTATGTCGGTCCGATCCTGTATATGGACACTTAGTACCATCTACCATTTTACCTTGAAAGTAATGCTTCTGCCAACCGTCTACTTTACCAGTTTTAAGATCTTCTCCAAACTGTTTACGTTGGTCATTCCAATTGTGGTGCTGCTCAATCCATGTTCTATCATGATAATCAGCTTCCATAATATTGTGAAGTTTAAACTCTTCAATATCAGAACGTTTAATTGGGAACATAAAGCAGAATGGATCATCTGGTGTGAATCTTACATCAAAGTTCTTGCGAGTAAACTTCCAGTTCATAGTAGCACTGAATGGTCCCCAGTCAGCCTCATACATGCCTGTCATAGGTGTGATGCCATTTATGAAGTGATTAGGTGCACCGCCGATCCACAGGCTATAACCTTCGGATACTCTCGGTGTAAAATGCATAGCGAATGTAAGTGTACCATAACCAAAATGACTTAACCCAAGAGCATCTGGATTCGCACTGAATTCAATATCTTCTTGAATTAATCTATCATCACGCTTACAACGTACTACTATTTCTTTTTTAGGATAAACTGCCCAACCATGTTGGTTTGCAATGTTAAGAGGTAAACAACGATAAGCGTATTTGAGATTTGTTTTATCCATCCAATCTCGTTGTAGCCGCATGGGCTTCACTTCAAACGCAGCATCTTTCGGATCAACACTCCAAACTAATTCGAATACTTTTTCATTCTTCTTCTTCTTGAAGGGATTGTACATTATTATTTCTTTCTTCGCGAAGCTTCCGAAGAAGCCATTCATGATAGAGTTCTTGATCCATTATACCTCTAATTCTAATTGATCAGATACTGCTTTTTCTAACTCAAGCTTTCGTAGTAAAAGCTCATTCATCTTTATCCATAGTTGTTTCATTTCATGTTCAACGTTTTCGATTTCACCGCACATACTCATGAGTAAATCCTCCCTTTGATAATGTTATTATAACACATTTATCTAGATTTGTAAACACTTATGCGGATGATTCTTTCCAATTAATACATCTATAGTCCATAGGCATCCAGCCAGCATCTATTACTACTTGTACTCCGACTTTTACTTGTAGCTGACACAACTCTTCAGTAGCTACATTTACCTTGGCTGTAAAACTCCGACAGTGAGTAGTCACTTCACCGTTAGCAATTCCACATGCTAATATCATAGATGCCCACATGACTCATTTTCCTTTATATATTTTGGTTAGCATTGTCTCGAATGCCTCTACCTTTTCTAATCGTTTTGGCCAAAGAATGTATTCTTTCTCAGGATTCTTCTTAAGATTGTTTAAAAGCGGGATCATTGCATTATACAATTTATCTAATGTATCTTGCGTTGTTGCTGCTTTTACACTCGTGGCCGTGGCCGTTTTGGTTGCTTCTTGTACAGAGGTGAGTTCATCCTCATCTACTGCAGTAAAACCAAAATCAAAAATGTCTTCCATCTGCTATATACCTTGCTATTTTTATTTCGTAATTTCGTATGTATTCGTCATCGATCGTACCCCAAACATAGAACCCATACTTGTCGTAATGTTTGCGCTGAAGGTCTGCTTCCTTCTTCGATACTTCTATTATATATTTATTGTTTTCTTTCATAAACGCGGCGTATTTGTTGATTTTATTTTGATTATAAAAATCATTATAAGCTCTTGTAAGTATCTTATTATATATGACACCCTCTATGCCTAGCTTCTCATCATAGACCATATCAATAAAGTATGCCTGACTCTTCTCAATTGAAATGTGCGGGTCTTTATGGAACTCATCTGTTCTAATTACATCCACCTCACTTCCAGTAAACATAGCTGGATAGAAGGTCTTGGTTGCAATAAGACTATGTTTCTTTCGATACTCAGGATTATATGCAGGGCTTTTCTTTAAAAGTATCCATTCATATGAAAAGATAAATGACATTGGTATTTTAGCAAAGTCCAAATGAGTTTCAAGTATGCGATCATATGTCATTCCGGGTAGACCCATAATGAGTTCAGGAACAACTTTTGCTTTAGGATGCTTCTTTCGAATGTCTACAATAATCTTACGATGTTGTTCCCATGGGACATCAGGTCTATCAATATTCTGCAGCACATCATCGTAGATTGATTGAAGAGATACCTTTACACTATAATCAGGTGTTGCTTGACATAGGATGTCGTAGATCTTTGCAACTTTATCTTTATGCAGCTTTGCCATATTACGTGGTTCAACTGGAATAAACTTTGGATTTACCTTTTGCATTGTATCATAAACATATTCATACAATGGTAGATCTTCTTTTAGCATGCCTACATTCGCATCAGTCTGCATGCCTTTAATATTGTTCTCTGCAAAGAATTCAATCTCTGGTTGATATGGATTAATTCGGCTATTTACTTTATAATGCAGACCAGACTGCCAGTCACAGAACGCACAGGAGTACATGCATCCACGTGAACGCTCGTATGGCAGATACACAAAGGCACCACCTACTTTATCTTTAAATGAATTGTATTCAGATAAGAACTCATCTTTTAAATCAAGATAGGGACTATACTCTTCATACTGTTTGAATCGAAAGATCTCATGTTTTGATTTGTAATCTCGATGTACAATGTTTGGTATTTCTAATTCATTGCCAGGCTCAATAAACCAATCCATAAGTTTACGGAATGCATTTTCTCCATCACCATATATTGCAAAGTCTACCCAGTAATGTTTCTCAAACCAATCCGCTTCTGTATTTGCATGACATTCAGGTCCACCCACAATGATGTGGATATCAGGTTCTCTTTCGTGTACTTCTTTAGCAACTTTCATCTGGCTTTCGAAGTTCCATAGATAAACCGACAGACACAGTACGTCTGTTCCTTCTTCAATGATTCGATCTACAATATCTTCAGTAAAGAAGTATTCAGTTGGCAACCATTCATATGAGTCATAATGTTTGCCATTCTTCTTATAGAATGATTTAAGCCAATAGTAGATCGGATTAAATGAGTAAGGCTTAGTATAACTAAATGCTAAGAACTTAACTTTCATCGAATAGTGCTAGAGCCTCCGCATACGGTAGTTTACAGTTAATCTGCAGGTTGATTCTTTCTGGGTATCCATAGTTGAATACAGCGTGAATCAAACGAGAAGAAAACAAATAAACAGGTGGCGGGGTTTCATAGTTGTAAACATAATATATTTGATTGTTATGATAAAACTCTAATCGAGAATATTTTTCACCAATTGGAGAGATTGGTATGTATAGTCTTGATGTGCCGCCACCATCTTTATGAGGGATAAACCCTTGATCAGTATCCATTTTAAGAAAGAATACTTTACCAAAATATTTAGCGTTATCACCAAGAGCATCATATATGTATTCGACTAATGCAGTTTTCTTAAGGGCTATATTTCCTGCAGAGCCAAGCCAACTCTCTTGCTTTAAACCTGATTGTTCTTGTCTTACTATAAGACGATAGTCTAATCCACCCTCCGCAACTTTCTTTTGTATATTAGACGGATCAAAATGATTTTTCCCATCTCCAAAGACTTCACCATGTTCCCTATGAGCAAACTTTTGAAGCGTCCAATCAATATCAAAGAACAAAGCCTCATCAACTAATGGAAGGAGGTCAGGTAACTTTAACCCTAACTTAGCCAATCCATGTGGGCGTAAGGGTGATATATCCATTGTGGGTATGCTATGAAATGTGTCCATTTAGGTGTGTCCTTAGGTCTTCAAAATATTTATAATTAGCAGTAAGAGGTGCGCAACCTCGAATGTTGTTTTTTAGTATGGTCGAGCTTAGTCCGGTATGTTTTGTTTCTTTCTTTGCGTCCAGTGCAAAGAAACAACCTTGTACTCTATAACTATCTATATCTAATTCATCGGCTATACGCATTAATTGAGTTTCAATCTCTGGTACTTCTTCTAATAATTTATGTTCGGTAATATATTTGTGTACATTTAACATAATATAAATGCCCATCATAGATGGTTGCCATGTATGATTATAGTTCCAGGCACCTGGTTCACGTATTACTTCACCTACCTTTTTATTACAAACAGCTGCACCGAGTGGCGCATATCCTGCAGTTAATGATTTACCTACTGCTGATATATCAGGTTGCATTCCATAACCAAGTGTTTTGTATGGGTGTAATGATCCTGTCTTACCCCAACATGATGCTACATCATCAGTGATCATAAGAATACCATGTTCATAACATATTGATTTAATTGTTGACCACCAGGTTTGTGAAAAGCCATGTAGTCCATTAATCCAGGTAGCACTATCAAATATAATACAACCGACCTTTGATAGGTCCATCTCACGGATTTTAGTAGTGATCTCTAATTCTTCTGCAAATGTACCTTTTGGGTGTGGCATATTAATACATCGCTTAGTATGATTTGCTAATAGAAATGGTGCGCCCATATCTTTCGTAAGATAGCTCGTACCATGCCAGGCAAATGAAAAGGATATAATCTTATGTCGCTTCTCACCTTTAACTTTCCAATACTCATCATTCATTGATATAGCAGCTTCAACAGCGCTCGTACCACTCAATGCCCATGTGTACGTATCCCATACTCCATCGCATAGGATCTTACCAGCCTCGACTGTAGCATCATTATAATTGTGATTATTGCTTTGACAACGTGCAGTTTCAAGCATCTGAACTTCAAGACCTTTAACTACATCTGGATTGTTATAGCCTAAAGTAAAGCTGGACCCACCCATTTGTAGATCCAGCTCATTTGTTCCGTCAGCAAAATAAGTATGCCAGTTATCAGTAAGGAGAATCTTTCGTTCTTCTCTCTTACCCTTAACCTTGGCAAAGCCTCTTAGTTCATTCACTTTCCACATCGTGCGTGTGATCATGCGTGTGTGCCACATCATGCGTGTGTGTTGTTAAAGTGTTAAGTCTAATCCTAATTGCTCTCAGCTCAAGGTCATGCTTTTCATCCACTGCAAAGTCACGCCCAGCTAGTGCTGCGTGTGAACCTGATAGCTTAAAGAATCGTTCATGATTATCACCGGCTAAGGTTGCAAGAGCTTCATGCCGCTCTATAAGCAGCTCAATCGTTCCAGCTTGCTGTTTGTTTTCTGCTGTCAGCTGGCTTATTTCTTGATGTCCGAACACTACCGTAAGGAAGAGTCCGAACGCTATAATAGCTTCCACTAGTTTGTTCCTTTATCAAAAACGAGATCATACCAAATTCCATTCAAATAGAAAAGAACTGATGAGTGGCTGTATACTCGAATTTCTTGGTTTACGTAAGTGTTCTCATCAACACATTTTGTTTTGGTTTTCTGGGCATTATCAGCGCCAACAATAGCACCGAAGAGTGCACCTATTGCAGCACCTCCATCTTCATTTGTAAGTGCCTTACCAGTAATACCACCAATAAGGGCACCTAAGAAAGCACCCTCACCTGCGTTACCATTCGTTTGGTAACAAGTGGGTTCAGTAACCTTTACAGTTTGATATATTGTTTTGTAATAATCTGTTACTTTGCCCTTCACTGGTTGCTGAGCTAACACTGGCCAACCCAAAAAGAGTGCTAGGGCAACAACCCCAACACCTAAGAATACATGTTTCATTACCTGTACTCTTTAGCAATAAAGAAATCCAAGAAGCTTTCAGTTATAGTCTTCTGCGGCTCTAACTCATAGAGAGCATAATCCAGCTGATTCATATTCAGCTTTAACTTCTTAGCTATTTTCTTATTAGGCATATCAGTTTCAAAAGCCAGTTGATGTGCTTCAAGTAGTAACGAATTATTATATATTGTATCTGCCATTTTATTTCTCCTTGTTATAGTCTTAATTATAACACGTATTTTCAGGTTTGTAAACCCCTTTATACAAATATTTCTACATTATCTGGTACGGGAAATTGAATGTTTTTGTGGTCATGATGTAATACAAACTTAACCTCAGGGAATTCCACAAACATATTGCTCCATACTGGCCGCCAGTTGTTTGCAAGTCTATGATTATTCGTATCACCTCTATCAGAGTTTAAGTAAAAGTCTGTACAACTCCGAAGGTTCTGTCCAAACATAGAATCAAATCCATACATATGAACTTCAGTTGCCTTCAACTTGTTACAAGCATAATGTACAGTCATATGCCCACAATTAAAATCAGTATAGTTTGAAGTATAATCAGGAAGAACTGTATAGAACTCTTTGATTTGTTTGATCCAATGCATTCTCCAGGCTGGATTATTTTCTAACCAATGCTTTGGTCGTGCACCTAAAACCCAATCCCCAGGAACCACAACACTTCCTTCGGACATTGCAAACATCATTTTATAGTCAACAATACAAGTAGCATGCACATTGTGTACTGGAAATGGGGGTAGGTTACAAGTAAGCCTAGCACCTTTTGCCTTGTGATTAAATCGTTGGGCTTGGTCCCCATTCCCTATAATATGTATTGTTCTACTCATTCATCAACTTTCTAATATGATCTTTTCCTTTTGGACCGGTCCAGTGATATATCCTTGGATCCGTTGGTACGGTTTTATCTATATGTTGTAAACGAAGCACATTATACTTATTGGGTAAGTCTTCAATCTTAGCCATACGTTGGATGGGGTTAGTAATCATTGAGTGCAACACTTCCTGATCACCAACTCCACCCTGTGTGGCACAAGTAAGTTCCCAGTCTACTAGGATACTTGGAGTGTTTTCAAAGGCTACTACACCCGAATTGTGCCACTTGCCTGCATTGCCAGGTCTACGTGTAGACCACGGTTTATCTTCTGCCATAGTAAGTTTGTTTGGCTGTGTATAATCAAAGATACCAGAGATATCTCCTATTACTTCACAGTCAGTATCCAACCAACATACCTTATCAGCGAGAAGAGATGCTCGTCGCATCGCTGCAGGTTTCTCTAACCAACCTAACCCCTCTTGAAAGTCTATTGTATGGATCTCAATATCGTTATGCTTACGATAGTTCTTTAAGAACCAATCGAGCATCCACACACCTTTCTCATCACATCCAGTGATGAAGAGTTTAGATAATCTTGTATTCGTCATTATAATAATGCTTTGCTAAGCAACCCTTAGTTTTTTGAATTGTAGTGAATGTATCTCTTGCTTCGACCGGCCATGGATAATATTCTTGTAGCCATGGAAAGCGATCCCTATGTAAGAAGATATCAGTGGGGCCAGCATCAAACTTAGCTCTATCAATAAGCTCTCTTGCACCAGATGGTTTGAGCATATATGCATGTGCACCTGGAAAGTATGCCTTTGATGTAAGTGGATTAACTCCAAGAGACTGAGGCAGGTTTGCCTTACCATAACTTGGTTTACCGAGTGATATGACTTTATCATATGCAAGAAAGAGCGGTACTGTGTTAACAAAAACCGCATCATGCTCACAGATCATATATTCTTCATTGTCTTCTACGCACTTTTCCCACAAAGTATGGTGTGATAAGAACGCAGACAAACAGTTTTCAAACCGCGAATAGACTTCTTTGAATCCTTTTATAGGAATACCTTTGCTTGCCGCTATTTGTTCCGGATCTTTCTTAGGAGTAATCGCAGAAAAGTGTCCCATAACTACTCCAAACTTTGCAGCTGACTTTATACATCTCCGGGCAACTCGTAAGGATTCACTATTATCCATCATTGATATTACAAATGCTTTCATTCTAACCACCAACTTCCATCTTTTGTATCAGTAACAAATGTATAAAAACCTTTTTCATAACAATGTACCACTTTTTCTGATCTCCAGCAACCGTCCATTAGTCTAAATTCTCCAAGAAAGAACTCACACCAAACAATAGTATTCTGTGGGATTGCACCAACTATCTTTTCTTTTATATAGCGCGGTGATTTCTTATTAAATTTATTTAACTCAACCATATATCCCGATACTTGGGCATCAGAATATAGTTCATCTTTGTCTAAATCATCATAGGAAGTAAACTTCTTTGATGTAATAGCTTTCCTCAATGCACCGATATATTTTTTATCTAGGTAAGGTAAACCAGTTTCACTAATAGCATCCTTGGGTTTGATGTGAGATTTTTGCGCATGCATATAATGTAGTTTACAATAAAGGCGTTCAGGTAATAATCTAATGTTGTGATCTCCCATGAGTTTAAGCATCGTAACAATACCTTCACCCCATAAATTTCGATCAACTATCTCATGAAAAGCAATCTCTTCGTTATGCTTGCCTGGTGTATATTTCCCATGAATGCATGTTACTTTACTTTTCAGTCCCATGCTCTCAATCATTTCTTTGCCCATACGAAATGTAGTAGGATCTTCTTCATATGCATAGACATGTTTAGCGCCGTAGTGTATGGCTATTGCTGTTAATATGCCTGTACCAAATCCTATATCCGCGCAGATCTTATCTTTACATTGCATTAAAAGAGTATCGTAAAATCTATTCCGTGGCTTGTCAAATAACATCTTAGCCGGTGTACCAATCTTGTATGGATACATGAAAGGAATAGTCTGCGCTACGATATCACTCATGTTGATGTGGTTGAGGGTAACCCCTGAACTCCTGTATAATATGTTTTGCTTTGCCCAAGTCTAGCCACTAATTGTCTACACATTATAGCGTCATTTGGCCACAACCCATAGTCAAATACAAGGGCAATTATTTTCTTTGCACCATGTGGTGATATTATATACGCACTATTACCTGCAATTCCTTGTGGTATGTTATCATCATCTATCTTCGGCGCTCGTGATACTTCATCCTGTATACTTTGTATCGCGTTGTGATACACATTTGCTCTTCGTGTTGAATACGCTGGATCGTTAATACCTATTATATCAAACTTTAAATGATTTGCTAAACTTGTATCAAGCTTCTTTTTCCAAATAGAATCCTGTTCTTGTATTAGATATGATTCTCCGTCATCCACGCATTGACACCATAAGTTATAATGGCTCTCTGCACAACCGATACGTTTAGATTGTACAGCCGTTGGATATGCTGTTTTAATTAGACCAGATGCCATGTCCATTTGTGAACCAAACCATGGATAGTTCCAGGACATCCTGGCCCAAGCTGTTGGTTTTGTAACCGCATCATACCGTAAGGTCTTAAACTTATTACCAACTTGTTTAGAAGATTCCTCTAGCTTAAGGAACGCTTCATCTGCCATGGCGTTATTCTTTATAACAATAGCATAAGATTTCATATCAGTTTTTCATAATCACAGTGTAACCTACACTTGCTTCTCCGCGATCTACTACACGGAATCCGTTCTCTAAACCCCAGTTCACAAGAGTTGTATGCAGCTGTGGATTGAGTTGATCAAACAATCTCATAGTATCATGTGCTACAATATATTTGCGTACATTCTTACCATGTAACTCTAATTCTTTCTGCATCCATCCAGCCTTATGTACTGAATCAATCACTAACATATCAACCTGTTCAATTGCACCGAAGCCAGTTGAATCTGTTTGTCTTACATCTAATTCAATCTTTTCCCACTTACAAT